CAATTCTTAACTTTACCAATAAAATCTGGATTACTAGGAGACAAACCGATTATCTGAGGAAAATAAGCATCAACTTCTCCTTTAGAAGAAAGAATTTGACTACTATGAACAGATGAACCAATAACATCAGTACGCTGTCCCATAGTTTTCATATTAACCTTTCGGAATAGAGAATAATTGTGAACTAGAGAAATAGTGATATGCTTTTGTTCAACATAACTTTCATTAAGACTAGAATCACTATTCTCTATGTTCTCTGTATTCACAGTTTGAACTTTATCTTCGCCTTTATTATTATTAATATTCAATGGCATAATGTTCTATATTTAAAGTTATAAAGTTAGAGTACACATTGCAACTGCATCATTTTGGTTGCATTATTAACTTGCAGACCATAGGAGTTCTTAATCTCATAACGACTCATATCAATTTCAGTAGAAATAGAGTTATTAGGAACAGCACCCCAAGAAGCAGGAATATCAGTAAGACCCTTAAGAATACCAATCTTATAGATTTGACCCTTTTGACGAACCTTACGAATATTTTGTTTTCCCTTATAAGAAGAGAAGTCAAGCATAAAGCATTGGTGAGATGTAATAGGCAGACCAGTACGAGGATGAATCATACCATTAGAACGAGCATTCTCTGCAATAGTACCTGTATCAAGGAATGGCAAATGCTCTACAGTAATAATATGACCATCAACAGTCTTATAGCGACGGAAGTACTTACCATAAGAAAGACCACCATTAAAGTCCTCAATCATCTTATCACCAAGAGGAGTAGCAAATCCCTCAGAACGAGCATCGTTACGAATAGCCAAATCAAAGTCTTGAATAAAGCCTTTACCACCAAACAGAACAACTTCCATCTGACCAGTATCAGTATCTTTATCAAGAAGGTCGCCAACAGTACGCTCAATCTTACTCAGAGGCAGAACCTCACCATAAGTATCATAGTTATTCTCACGGCAAATCTGCATCATACCAGCAGTATGAGGAATAGGCAGACCATTGTCAGGGTCAATAAGAGTAACTTCACCTTGCTCATTACGATTGTATTCAGCAATCCAAAGACGCTCTTCATCCATAATACGACATTGAATATCATACTGACGCATTTCCTCATTAATCCAAAGATTAGTAGTACCACCACTCTTTGTTTGGAACTCATATTCAACTACTGTATTAGCAAGATTACCAGCAATCTCCTTACTATAACGGTGGAACTCAAGTTGAGACTTCATCTTACCAGGTCCCATAACATTACTACGGTTACCCTTAGAATAAGACTCCGAAATAGTAGGAGCAGTCATACTCCAATACTTACCAACTTTAAGGTTCTCAAGGTCTACAAAAGCATTGGCATTAGGAGTTGTCATCTTCAAACGATAAAGATAACCACCATGTGCTCCAGCACCAAGGTCTTTCATAATACGAACTTGAGTACGACCATCAGGAGCAATCAAACCATATTGCTCAATAAGCCAGTGAGTAGCAAACTCAACCTCAAACATAGCACCACCCTTACCAGGAGTAGTATTAGCGGTATTGAAATAAAGAACATAGTCGTTAAACTTCATACGACCCATAGTCTTCCAATCCCACTCAACCTTACTAATATCAACAGTACCAGTCTTACCTTGACCCTCAGTCAGAAATGTAAGAGGAAAACGGTCATCATCCATACCATAAGTATAGGTAAGAACACCATTAATATCCTCAGGCTTCTCCATCATAAGATGAGCAATGGTCTCTTCATTAGAATAACCACGGTCATCAAAATTACCACGAGAAACTTCCCTAAGTTTATACATACTTTTAACTATTAATTAAATTGTTACTTATTAATATAACATAATATCATTCATATCAGTCTTACCATTACGCTTAGTAACAATTTTGATACTCTTAGCATTACGTTGTTTTTCAGACATAATCTTTAGCTTACGAACATTATCTTCTTTAACTGCCATATTGATTAAGTCTTTATATGTACCACCAGTAAACATAAGCCAAGCATCAAGCATTTCTTTGGCAAGGGCATCTTCATCAGAAAGATTAGCAAGGTCACGTTGATAACCTGTCATCGTATTACCTTGTTCATCTGTGACAGCAGGCTTACTTAGATAATTGAAAAAGTCTCTTCTATTAAGTGTAACTTTAGTTCCATTAACTTCTTTCACGAAACTTTCGGGAAGTTTATATCCACCTACGATGCCACTATCAATGACATTATTTACATTATTCCAATATTTATCAATCTCTTGTTCTTCTTGAGCACGACGCTGTTCAGCTTCAGTTTCAAGTTGTTTACGAAGATTATTATCTTTCTCAACAAGATTAGCAAGTTGTACTTTAGCCTCATCATATAGACCACCTGTTTGTTTAAGATAGCTAATATAATTATCGTTAACTGCCTTATTACCAAATTCTTGAGCAGCCATACGAATAATAGCTTCTTGCTGAGTTTCATTAGTTTTATCAAGTTCTATAGTAGAACGGTCTGGAAGCTGTCCAAAACCATAAGGATTACCATTATTTACAACAAGATAATCAGCAAACTGTTTAAGCAACGGATTATCATTAAATACCTTATTAACAGCAGCTTGCTGAAGTTCAGCTGATTTAAGATTAATAACATCCTCAACGTAAGACTTAACACCAGCAGCATCATTTGTAAATTCAGTAGGATTGCCATTTTCATCAGTAATCTCTACACCAAGAGCTTTCTGAATAGACGCTACTGTAATCTCCTTATCATTAGGTTCATCATCACCATTGCTAGTTTGAACAGTCTTAAGCCAATCAGTAACTTCACTAGCTTGTTTAAATACGTTTCCCTTATCGTCTACAATATTCCCTTTATCGTCTACAGCATAAGGCTTGCCATCAATATCAAGTTGAGTACCAGCTTCGAGCCCCCCTGTAGAAGAGGATTGTGCTGAGCCACCTTTGTCTCCACCATTGTCATCTAAATTATCACCACCTTTAGTAGCATCATGGAATCCAGTTGCTCCTTGACCGCCGTCTTTATTATTATTCTGGTCAGCATTACCTTGCTGATTATTTGGCGTCTGACTATCTTTAGTATCAAGATTATGATTGTC